CCTATTAGCGATACAAACAAGTTCGGCATAAGTGAAGCAGCCAAATTAGTTTTATGGAAGGCATAGATTTCCGCTTCCAATACACAACTATCAATAGAAGATTGATATGGTGTTAAAGGGTAGTGTCTATTCATCGTTGGGGTATAATCTTTCCAATATACCATTTCACGACCTTCACGGGTTTCCATATTTAATGATTGGAACTTTACAACTAATCTTTTTTGTTGTGTGTTCTGCCAATCTTCACATACATAAAAAACACCATTTTCCCTGTTGTGTATTTCTACATCTTGTTTTCCAACACGAACATCTTGGAATGGAATATGGTAAATACTTTCAATTCTACTTCCATCACGGCTTTTAATTACTTCCAAACTATAACCACCGAATAACCAAATATCATAAAATACTTTGTAATATAATTCACTAATCGTTTCGTATTTATTCACCAACACATTTCCTAAATCTTCAATTTCTACACCATCGCCATAGGTCATATTTACTTTAGCATCAATAGCCACCGACATCGTAGGTGAATGTTCTTTTACTTGAAGGATAAATTGTGGGTAATCATTTCGTAATCCCCACATAACCCAAGGCTTGCTTCTTTCGGTTGCTTCCCTATTTTCACGGGTGTCTAATCTGTTGATTTGATAATCAACATTAAACGAATGGATTTTAGGTTCTATTGGTTTCTGTATGTTTTCCATATTTCTATAAATATAAGTTATACCTTTATTGTTTGTAGTTTAATTATCTAGGTGGGTAAAGATTAGGGCCTGGTTTAGATGTTGAAGCATATAAATCACTTACACCAAATGCTACACTTGTATTTGTTGAAGCGCTCCAAGTAATACCATCAGTAGAATATGCTATTACTGGACGGGGATTTGATACTCCAGGACCAGCATAAGTATTACCCACTACTATAAACTTACTACCATTCCAAGAAACCGAATGTGATGTTGGTGATGCTCCACTTGTTGCGAATATTGTATTACCATTTGACGAACCAGTCCAAGTTAAACCATCGTTGGAATAACCTAAAACATTTGTTCCACTTCCACCAGCGACAAATCTACTACCATTCCAAGCAACACAATCAACACTACTACTGAATATACTACTACCATTTGTAGATGCCGACCAAGTTATACCATCGTTGGAAACTGCTATTCTATCCCCGCCTAGACCGACAGCAACCCATAATGAACCATTCCAAGCAACATCTCTACCTTGTGATGTGATAAATGAATTACCATTTGTAGATGCCGACCAAGTTATACCATCGTTGGAATAACCTAATCTATTTGTTCCATAACCGCCAGCAACAAATCTACTACCATTCCAAGCAATACCATAAACACCAGAAGTGAATATTGTATTACCATTTGACGAATTAGTCCAAGTTAAACCATCGGTAGAATATGCTAATTTATTTGTTCCCTGACTTGAACCAGCGACCCATAATGAACCATTCCAAGCAATAGCATTTACAAAATTATTAAATATTGAATTACCATTTGTAGATGCCGACCAAGTTAAACCATCGTTGGAATAACCTAAAACATTTGTTCCAACACCGCCAGCAACAAATCTACTACCATTCCAACCAAGACCAAAAACTCCAGTCCCGAATATTGAATTACCATTTGTAGATGCCGACCAAGTTATACCATCGTTGGAATAACCTAATTTATTTGTCGTTTCACCGCCAGCAACAAATATAGGTATTTGTGTTGAACTTGGCGTAATTGTCGGGGTCGGCGTAGTCGTTTGTGTGTTCGTTGGTGTGATTGAAGGGGTAATGGAAGGCGTTGGCGTTGGTGTCCCTGTATTCGTTGGGGTAATGGAAGGCGTTGGCGTTAAAGTGGAAGTCGGTGTCTGCGTAGGTGTCCCTGTGTTCGTTGGGGTAATGGAAGGCGTTGGCGTTAAAGTGGAAGTCGGTGTCTGCGTAGGTGTCCCCGTATTTGTTGGGGTAATTGAAGGTGTAGGTGTTAAAGTGGAAGTAGCCGTAATTGAAGGCGTAGGTGTTAAAGTGGAAGTCGGCGTCTGCGTAGGTGTTCCCGTATTTGTAGGTGTGATTGAAGGGGTAATGGAAGGGGTGATAGAAGGCGTCGGCGTTGGTGATGCCGTGTTTGATGGCGTCGGTGTTATACCATCACCATTCTTATAGTAGATTTTATTAGGCTCAAAGTTCGCAGTATTACCTGTATAGAACTCATTATCAACAGGAACGAATATAAACGCCAAACTATTTAACAACTTTTCACCTGAAGGATTTAATGATGTTGAATTAGGTGGCATTTCATAAATCCCTAACCAGTATTGGTTTTCATTTACAAGGTGTAAATTACAATCAGTTCCCGCACTATAAATATAGTTTTCAGGTTGGTTCTTAAATGTGTTAAATGTGAATACATCATAACGACCAGTATAAGCACTTGGGTAAGTAGATGTGCTGTTTTCAGGGTAGAAACTTACGATGTTTCTACCTTGAGCGTTCTGTAATCTCCACAGGTATTTTGGATTGGCACCAAAGTTCCCCGTCTTGTATTGGGATACATTTACGAAGATGTTATTGACTGCGTTTTGTTCTATGTATATCATATTTTAATATGTGTTTCTTCCTAATGCGGTTTGGAATGCGTTGATTATACTTGATAATGTAGTCATTTCACCTGAACTAAATTGTCTTCCAAAATGAGCGAATATTATATTTGATGGATTACCAATACCAAGATTTCCATTACTATTACCTATGTAATGTGTTTTGTTTGTGAAATCTGGTATTTGTGTATTATTAACAACTAACACACCATCTTTAGTTCCCAAAACATCTGTTCCTGTTGATGTTGCGATAAAGTATCCAATACCTGCTGCTGAAGGTTGATTATATGAACGATACGATGATGCAGCCGATTTAACATTTGATATAAATTGAACGCTACTAAATGATGTATAAATACCAACCTCAATAGTTCCTGCTGTTGTATTTGTTGAACCTATATCTTGAACTCCTTTATTGCTTAATGTTGTTGTATAAATTGATACAGATTGGTCTGCAGCTGTTGGAACAACTAAAGATGCGTCATAATAAGTTTCTGCGTATGTTCCTGGACCACCATTATTTATCATACCAGATGCGTTATGCGTCCAAACACCATTAAAAGTCAATCTAAATGCGGCATCAGTATCTAATGGATTTATAGCATTAAACTTGTGTGATGCTGCCGTGCCACCTAGAACTGGATACATAGCGTCTATTCTTGTATAAAGTCCATTTGACTTTAACGCCAAGAACATATTATTTGTTGCCGCAGACATCGGTGATGAAACAGCACCACCCGCAGCAACAACGGCAGATAAGTAAGCAGCGGCATCAGGGTCAAATCCCGCTGGCGTTTGACTTGGGGTATTCGTTGGTGTTGGTGTCGCAGTTGAAGTTCTTGTCGGTGTAGGCGTTTTTGTATTAGTAGGTGTGTTGGTAATCGTTGGTGTGATTGAAGGGGTAATAGAAGGCGTCGGCGTTGGTGTAGTAGTGTTGGTAGGCGTAGGCGTTGGCGTAGGTGGAATTGGACTTGGTGATGGGTCAGGAAATAAAATTGGTGGGATTTGTCCCCCGTAATTATACACTTGTTCGCCTTGGAAGTATTGGGTAAGTAATGATTTAACCTTCATTTTGTATTTGTTGATGAACCTGTTTGATTAGGTCATTCACATTCGTATCACCACATTTACCCATATTAAATAACTTGGTAAATATTAGGTCATCATTCCTGTAGAATAGAACCTTTATTGTAATTATTTCACTATGTAAATCAAGTCGCAAGTTTGTTAAAATATATCGTGTTATTGGGACATAAGTGTTGTCCTTTCTAACCCTAATATCTTTGATTACTTCCAACATAATTGGCTTAAAAAAATGGGGGTTTTTACCCCCCATTAAAAAGTATTTTTTTAATTAGTTGTTGTAGTATAAACCGAAACCTGAACCTGCTACGAAAGCAGACAAGGTAGTAGATACTAACATTTCAGGAACGCTGATTGAACTTTGTGAAGTTAAACCGATTGAATACAACTGGTCGTCCCCTGGTAATGAACCAGAAACAATACCTGCTGTTTCAACATACATTCCACCACCACCATTTACATCAGCACCCGCCAAGAAAAACTTACCTGTCTTCAACTTTACGATGAAGTAAGATTGTGTGTTCTTTACGATTTGTTGGTAAAGGTTTGTGTTTTCCTGTGAATAACCAGGAATTGTGAATAAAAGTTTAGTAAGGAATGTGAAACCTAGTGATGGTAAGTTGATTGATGTTTCTTCATTCAACGCAGCACTACTATTTCTAACTAAATCTATTTGTTGGAAAGTTAAACCTGTAGTAGCAGCTGAAAATGATGTGATATACCCATCAGGGTCGTAAGTGATTGAAGCGAATTGTGCGTCTGTAGATGTTCCTGTAGATGTTAAAACGAATAATTCGTCAATACCAGGAACATTATTTACACAACTAGCAAGTGCTAATCCGCTTGTGATAATACAATTAGAAGCCATAATTTTATGTTATTATATTTTTTGTTATTTTTTTATCTTCCTTATTTGGTTTATAGCCCCGTAGGACTATAAACCATTAGGAATGTGATTATTTAATTATTTTGCGAAAACTACCTGTGAAGGAATACCTACAGCAGAACCAATCTTCATAGCCAACTTTAATCTTGTTTGTTGGAAATCCAAAGAATACCAAGAAATAGGTGAAGAAATGTCGCTCAACAAGTCAGTTCCCATCATCAAGTTTTCAGCGTTAGTCAAAACCATATAACCAGCAGCGATTTCACAAGAAATAGCGATTACATTTGTGAATGGGATTTGGATTGCCATTTGTCCGTTCGCCAAAGTAATTGGGTTAAAGTTGAATAAGTTTTGGTTTCTTAAAGCCAACTGAAGTGCTTGGAAATCGTTGTGGTTCAACGCCATAATGGTATTGATTACCTTTAATGGAGCAGGTAAGTTCAAGATGTAAGCATCACTCACAGCAACCGCATTAGATGGGGTCATCGCTGTATAGTTGATGCCGATAGTTTCAGCGGTGAAAGGTGCGCTTTCCAACTGCTCTATCACACCAGAACAACCATCAGTAGCCGTTTCAGCGTTCCAAAACTTTCTTGAAGCATAAACCGATGCTTTCTTCGCAATATCATTCATAAACGCTTCTTCAACTGAAGGAGCCAAGTTAGGTGGGTAAGAACCTGGTGATAATCTAATAGACATAATTGTTCTATTCAATTCATCATCACACCAGTTCTTTTGTATGTTGTATTGGCATACCTTTAATTCTCTTTCAGTCAATTCAATCGTTCCGCCTGTGAAGGAACAAGAATTACCTGGAAAAGCGATGTCGTCAATCGCACCTGTTTCATATACAGGGATTAGTTCGCCAAACTTTATGTTAGGGACAACTTTGTAAGTAGAACTTTCAATAGTGTCTATAACGATTTTTGATAAAAGCAAATCTGCGTTTGCGTTCAAGTAATCTACCATTCCAGTAGTATCAAAATCAAAATTGAAGTTTTTAAGATTTTTCATAATTATTGTTTTTTAATTTTTTGTTTTTTTTTATTTGTTTAATTTCATCTTTTTCAAGATTTCATACCTGCTGTCGCTTGAAAAAGCGTTAGACATCAAAGTATCCTCTTTTAAGGGAGCGTGTTTTGCTTCATTCTTGAAGGCTTGTAAATCTGCTTTCAAGTCAGCAATTTCTTTAGTGTTTGCTTCAAACGCAAACAATACATCGTGTATCGCTTGTTTTAATGCGTCTAATTGTGTGCTTTCCATTTTTTCTTTTTCAGCATCAACAATAACCACACCTTCGTCTTCTACTTCGTCTTCCATAGCGTCTTTGATTTCAACCAACTTTCCTTCTTCATCTGTGATAAAGATTTTCATTCCGTCAGCCAATCTGTGCGTTCCAGAACCTACTTGTGTAAATGTTCCGTCTTCGTTTTTAACACTAATAGTATCACCCAATACAAACTCCCCTTCAGTTGAATTGGTGATGATTACGCCACCATCTAATTCTACTTCAGCGAAGGAATGGGAAACACTTGAAAACTTAAAGCCAACTAGGTCAGCGACTTTTTGTAATAATTCAATATTTTTCATAGTTTATTTTTTTTTTATTGTTTATGATAAATATATGACTTAAATGTTTAAGACATAGATTTATCCATTTCTTTTAATAGTGCTTCTAATTTCATAACAAGTTGTGCTGCGTTGTAGTCCATAGCCTCTTGGCTATTTTCTTCAACACACTTGTATTCACTTCTATCACCTATCTTAAAACCAATAGCAG